AGCAAAATTTTCTATTTTGCCGAAATTTTGAAATTCATCCATCAGAAAAAGTATAGGCTCTGTTTTTTCTCTTTGTTCAAAAAATTTGCAAAACTGATTGATAATCATCATTTGCAATTTTGTATAAACATGTCCGCAAACAAATACATCGTAACCGTTTTCAAGATCTTCCGGTGTAATACTTTTATCTGATCGTCTCAATGCTTTTATTAACATCTTATCAGTGGCAAACGGTGAAATATTGGCATATACTTCTGAAAACACATAGTCTACAGTTTCATCACTCATTGAATCAAATTGAGATATATACCTAATAGCATCACCGTCATTATGTTCAATAATTTCAGAAACAAGGCTTCTAGGTGTTTGTGCGGCAATGGAAATCATTGTTTCCGGAAAATCCATTCCTTTTTTATAAAAATAAATGATTGCTCCGCATAAATAATCTCTTGCTTTTTCTGACACATTAATTATAGCGTTGTTACGTTCCGTCAAAGGGATAATATTTTCCGCTATCTCATGTGCTGAATCACATAAATTATTTTTTAATATACAATAGGGATCATAATTACATGCTGACATAAATATCTGATGGATTGAATACTTTTATTGTATCTTCGCCTCTTGCCTTTTTTGTTTTCCTGAAAAGCTCACCTTTTACATCAATAACAAATGCCCGATTTTTCCAATTCATCAGCGTAGGAACGGCTATGCAGTTGCTTTTTCCACTTGCCGGTGATCCAATAACAAGTACATGTCCATCCTCATTTTCTTTTTTTACTACTTTCCCAAAATTGTTTTTACCAAAAACTATACCATTATTATTTCTCATTTGTCTTATCTCCTTATCTATAATTGCAAATTTGGCAGCACATATTTCAGTTATGGTTAATTGAGTTTTGCCAGTTCCTGTTCCACTTCTTCTTCGGACATTCTGCTCACTTCATACGCTTTTTCCTCTGCAATATCTGGTTTCATGTCCGATCCTGTTAATTTTTCAAGTAGTGCAAACCTTTTTGAACTCATTTCACTTACGCATTTCACAAATTTATATGTTCTTTCGAGATGCTTATCCGGAATTTTATCAATTAAATCAATCATTTTTTCTTTCAATAACTTTACTTCCTCGTCATTTGTTCTTTCTTTTTCCATATTCTTTCCTCCTAATATTGATATACATGTGCTGTCAAATCTGCAATTATAAAATATCTGTTTCCTATGTTATCCGGATATGTAACTCCATAAAAAAGTTCCCATAGTAATTAATCCTGCTCCAACCAGTATTTGTATCAAAAAAAGAATTGACATCGATGCCAGATCAAATAGACCCTGTACTTTTTCAGGATACTTTTTATC